ATTCTATTCTTTTCAATCTCAGATAATTTAGCAAAATCTTTTAAAGTGAACTCACCACTTGCTAGAATTTGATTATCTATTTCTTTTAACGCTGATTTGACTTCAGGTGTTACATTACCTGGAAATCTATTTTTCTTTTGTTTAGCAAGTCTTTTTCCGAGGTCTTTAAATTCAGATCCTCTACCACCTCTTCTATATAGATCTTTAAAAGTCTCAGTAGTAATAATTCCACCTTTGTTTAAAACTGATCCTGTTTCTTTAAATCGAACAAGATCTGAAACGTTATCCATTAATATTCTTTCTTCTAGAGGATTAAGTTTTCCTTTTCGAAAAAGAGACATACTACTTCTTAAGTTCATAAACTGATCATCTAATAAATCAGTATTATTTTTAAAATTTGTGCCAATAACTCTAGGATCTAATTTTGCATTGGTTAATAGGCTCTTGTTCCCTGTTCCCACAAACGCGATATCATCAACCTTATCTAAATCTCTTGGTTTAAGACCAAGTCTTCCTGCTAACTGTAATAACGTTCTTCCAAATGCGAAACTAGCCATAGTATTCTAAATTACCTCTGTTAATCGGTTCTAACTTTTCGTCTTCTCTATGCGCAATGAAATAACCACCACGTAGTCTCATTATCGCTTGTGTTACAGAATCCACATAGTCGTCATGATCGCCGTGTGGAAACGCAGCACATTCTTCTATCACCTCTTGAGCGTACATTTCATGAAGGGGCGCCCATATTCTTCCGTCCTCAAATAGAGGTGAAACTGAGTTAACTCTCGCGAACTTATCATTTCCTCGCGACGGTGTAAAGGTAGTTACGGGTACTCCGATTCGTCTAAGTTCAGCCACGAGTGGCAGACCCGAAGCCTTAGCTTCGATGATAACCATGTCAGGTCTATACTGTAGGTAAAGTTCGTGAGCCCTGCGCCTTAGTTCAGGGAACTCGAACCGGGATTTTTCTGCATGCATTAGAATACATTGTTGTCCGTTGTCTTCAGATTCAAAGACTCCCCAGGTTGTGACCGCAGAATAGTCAGCCGTATTTGATTTTAAAAAAGCTGTATCGTAACTTTGTAAAACAAAACTTGGTGAAGGCAAAGTTCTTGAATCCCAGTCCTGCCACCACTCTCGTTTGATCAAAGCACCTTCATCTGATGTTGGCTCTTGCATATACTGAGCATTCCATCTAGATGGGGTCAGCGTTGCCTGAGTCTTTTGCAGTTCTTTTAGTTTCCAAAATTCTGGCCAACACGCTCTACCTGATGGCATGATGGCTGGAAACTTAATCACTTTCCATTGATCGGCATCGTCTGCCATCTGAGCTTTTAATAACTGACCAGTAATATCTTTAGTTGACCAACGTGTCATGACCACAATAATTTTACCACCAGGTTGCAAACGTTGTCTTGGACCTGATAGATACCAGTCCCATGCTTTATCAAAAGACTTACCATCTTTTCTTAAATCTTGTTCTTTGTGTGGGTCATCGATGATTAATAAATCAGCACCACGTCCTGTGATCGCTCCGCCTGTACCAGCAGCAAAGTATTCTCCGCCCTGTTCCGTTTTCCATTTTCCTGCAGCCTGCGAGTCCTCCATCAGTCTTGTGGGAAAAGGTCCGAGTACAAGGGATCGTCGAGCAAGTGTTTTACTTTACGACCAAAGTCTACAGCTAGATCCGCTGTGTGAGTTGTTTGAATAATCTTTAGTTTTGGATTCTTGGCTATCATCCACGCTGGCAAAAAGTAAGATGCAAACTCAGACTTTGTATGTCTTGGTGGCATATTAATAATTAATCTATCTACCTTGTCATCGGCCAAAGCATTAAACATCTCAGACATATCTTTGTGGTGGCGACCCTCAATAAAATCTGGCCACATGTACTTCACGAATTTCAAAAAGTCAGACTCGAGATCTTTCCTAAAGTCATCTAAGATTACATTTTTCTTAGCCCTAATGTATTGCTGTTCTTCGACCAAAGGCAAATTAAAATTTTTTGTAGAATTTTTTTCGTCGTTTTTCATATCGTAATTGTTTTCATCCTTACCATGATTAAGTGAATTATGCTATATAGGGTATGTCTTAGGATCCCTTTTTGTTGTTTAGGGGGGTGGGGGGTCGTAATTACGATCGCATTTCCAAACCCTTTAGGATCCATTGGGTGGGCCCGCCCGCGCTCAAGCCCCCGCGACCCATAATGGTCATAGTGTCCTAGATAATGCTTGACACAATATGTAGTACCCCGATCCCCGTGCCAGGCGACGGGGATAATAGCTCTTGTAATTTCTTTTTTAATTTCGTAAAGTCATGGATAATAATGGAGGAAAAAATGAAAAAAGAAAAAGACACAGTAAATATCAAAGGGAGTTGGGAAGATATGTTGCCAACTTATGCAAAGATATTTCAAAACTTAAATCAAGACGGACAGAAACAATGTCTTGAGCAATTGAAATATCTTGGAAAAATCTTGGATAAGATCGGGAAGATAAAACTATGATCGAAATATTTTTAGAAGCACCGATCGAATTACAAATTTTGATAATGGGCGGGATAACCGCCCTTATCGTTGCCCTCGTTAAAGGGAACGGGGATCGGGATGATTTTGACCGTAGGTTTAAACAAGATCAGAAATGGAGGAAAAATGATCGATAAGGAAAAAATAAAATCAGCTTACGACATGACCGACGATGAAGTCGCGAAGTCAGTTGATTTAGAAGTGTCTGACTTTGATGAAAGTGGAGACATGTTAGACGAGTTAAGAGACATTATGGAAGGGAACGATTAATGAAACTTTATGAAAAACAATTTTCTGTAGCCGTTTATAATACGGCTAGATTATTTGGCGGTCATGAGGAAGGTGGATGGTGGTACACTGATAGAGAAAAAGTTAAAGATGTGTACAAACCCATAAACAAAATAACCCTGGATAAATATTACAATCGTATTCAAAAAGCTGTGGATGCGGTTGGCTTTAAACATAATTTATCTTTAGAGGTTCATGTGTTTGAGGGTAAGGCAGCACCAAAAGATTATTCAGATCAAAAGCATTACGAATAATCAAAAGCTCGGGGGCTAGCTGCCCCCGAACCTTGAGCCCTGGTCCCATAGCGTAGGATATCTGTTGGGACCTGGGGTCAAGAGCGAGCCGAGAGGCAGGAGCTTTAGGTATGAGTTAGGTTTAAAATACTTAATGACTAAAGTTCCCTTGACCGTCATTTTTCCACCCGGGGCTCGCAGCTTTAGCTGCGAGCCCTTTTTATTTTTTATTTATTTATAGCTTTCAAGCACAGCGATACAGCTCTCTAATCCGGTTGCTATTGGTTCGAGCTTTAATCCTAGATCAACCAGGTCCAGGACCTGGGAACCTTTATATAAAAAAATAGGGTGGGCCCGCCCGCGCTCAAGCCCCCCACGATCCCTGCGACCCGGAACGGGCACCGGGGAAAAATTTTCCGGGTGGGCCCGCCCGCGCGCAAGCCCCCCACTGTTGTTTTTTTGCAACACTGTTGTTCCTGTGCCACGTTTCGGGGATCGGGAAACGAGGATAAAGGAACCCTCGGGGTGCTTTTTGTGAAAGGCAACTTGGAACGGGGAAAGTCGGACTTTGTCCGCTTTTGTCCACTTAAGCTCTAGGGTAAAAAATTTTTGATTTTTGTTATATCCAAGAAGGTCGGGAATGCCTGGAATTGCCCAATTTTCAATTCTGTTCCAAGAAATAGAACTCGGATAATTTTTAATAGTTTTATAGAGTTTTGCCTCGGGTTTTGCCATATTTTTAAAGTGGACAGTACCACGAAAAAGCTGTGGAAAAAGAGGGGTTGACAGTTATGGATTATCCCTTAAAGTCCCGAACATGGAGGAAAAATATGAAACAAATAACAAAAGCAATTAAAGAAAAATTAATTGCAAATCATAAAAAACAAGACGGGACAAAAGAGTTTAAGGCAGTTTTAAAACTCTTCAACCCAACGGGTGCGGGAACTTGGTATCTTTCAGAACTAGATCCCGAA